ATCCCGGGAGGATCTTGGCCCTGATCATACCAATTGTCATCAATGACATAGTATTGCTCTCCGTCTTTACTCAAGGGACTAGTAGGAAATGAGTCTGTAAGATTACTATAATCTATTGCTATTGCCACATTATTTATTGAATTACCGGATGTTACCCAAGGAATATTTTTTACCGTGCTATCTCGATCTGCCCCTCCGGCTATATTCAACATTATTTCTATTTCATTTGTGATTTCTTCTCGTGCTTTTTTGAGTGTATATATTGTGCTTATAGCACCAGCCGAAGCCGATGATAGATAAGAAGTTCCTAAAGTTGTCAGATCAACTCCGCCAAGTGTCGCCGCGATAATAATGTCATTTGCCATTTCATGAAACAAGAAGTGTCCTGAATATGCTTTTTGTGAGTTAGTTAGTGTATAAGTTGGAAACTCGGTGAAATTATCAACTGGTCTTGAATTGTCCGGTGTGAATGGATAAAGAAATATATCAATTTGTTCTTTTTTGTTTCCCTTCGCGGCAGCATCTAAAAGGCCACCAACAAAACTTTTCTCCACTTCAGATAGAGGCTTGTTTTTCTTGAGATTCGCTACTACATGTTTAAGCAGTTTTGAATAAACCTCTTTCATTATGTCATGCCAACTACCGGTGTCACCAGCGGTTCCGCCGAAAATATTGAATTCTGCACCGCCAGAACTATCTGGGGTCCTGACATAATTATCGAATTTATAAAATTGAACCCAAGCACTACCGGCCAAGAAACTGTCTAGTTTATCTTTGAATAACGGCCATTCGTCTTCTCGTTTATGTTTATTCCATTGTTTTGTACCGTATCTGTTTTCTAAAATCACAATTGCTTTTTCAGCAAATCTTTTTCTAGGAAAAGATCCCACATCTTTTACATTGCCTAAGTTTTTTATATAACTTTCTATTTCATCTGAGGGATATGACATTATTCAAAGACCCCGAGAACTACAGATAATTCAATTGGAATTTTTATGACGTCTCCCGGGCTTAGATGACCTTCAGTAGGTTTTCTATTGAACTGAGCGATAACCCACCACATTTTTGGATCACCGTAATGTTTAGATGCTAATCGCCAAAACTGATCTCCTTGGTTCCATGTATAGTCAACGGTCTGTATTCGTTTGAGGTCTTCTTCAAGTGGAAAACTGAATACTGGCGTGATGAACTGTACAATTTCTTGTACACCTCTGTCATCTTTTACTTCTTTGTACATTTCGGCATCGTTCAGCCCTTTTGTTCTTGAGTTATATCTTGACATATTTTATCCTCCAAATGGGAATTTAGCAGAATTAGAAAAACTACCTTCGGGCGTTGTTCCCAAATCGTGTTCATGAAGAACACCAAATTGTATATCCAATTGAAACACTTTGGGATGCAATTTATCTGAGTCAACAAACATCCCCATTTCTAGGTCCGGGTTGAAGGATAAAGATGTGATGTATCCCAACAGCCCTTTGTTTGAATTTTGAGTAGAATCAGATATTAGATTGGCAAACTTTAGTCTTATGAGAGGCGGCTTTGTTATTACTAGTGCGTTAGTTGAGACACTTTCTGACCCACTTTTGCCATATTCTGGGTAAAGCATTTGTGCTAAGGCACTAAAATTGTCCATATTTTTGCTGGATTCTGCTGCATTGGCTCCCGGAACATTGAAGCCTAAAGACAGATTTCTTGTGGTTCCTCTAAATGTTGCGATAGGATCGTTTCTTCCGTACACCGTTTCGGTGCTCCATTCTGATGAGAAAGTTTGATTGAAAGATGATAAAAATGCAAGAAAAGAAACTGAATCATTAGACAATAATGACGTGAAAGTCAAGTTTGATAGTTCATTGTTTGCTTGTCCATATTTGCCAAGATATGACATGTAAAGTCTCCTTACTGTGTTGCTGCGTCTTCTGCTATGTCTCTAATGACACCTTCTATCTTTTCACCACCAATCTCCAAAACTAACTTCATACCACTAAATATATTTTCCACATTATTGGTTATGCTAGTTCCGGATGCTGTTACAACGTTGCCTGTCATAGAGTCCTTCGCAGTTCCTGTACTAATTAGGGCTATGTTCTCAATTGTGGATCTGGCTCTTAGCATTATATCGGTGCCTTTGCCCAATGTTGCTATGTCCTCGACCATCTTTTTTACGTTCTCGGATACTTTAGTGAAATCAACGTCTGCGAGTCTTGCTAGAGAACCTGCGGAGTTTGCGTATGCCTGAGCAGTTCTTGCCTCTGCCTCTGCTGTTCTCACGGACATCTCTTCCCACTCTGCGAAGGCAGAAACAACTAAGGAAACGGCAGCTACGACTCCACCGATCGCTAATACCAGTCCAGCTATAGGAAGTATTACAGAAGCAACCCCAGTGCCAACAGATAGGATACCAGCACCTAGTGCTGTGAATCCCGCAGCGCCAGCACCTGCTGCTGTACCTCCTGCACCAGCAGCAGCACCGAGAGTGGCTATGCTGGAAGCAGCAGACAAACCAGCCAGTGCAACTGGTGCTAGTGCCATTGCGAAAAGCCCTAAGGCTCCACCAAAGACAATAAAATTACCTACGCTTTCTTTCATTTCGGTATCCATTCCATTAAAAAATTCTACTAGTTTTCCAGCAAAACCGCCTAGTGTTTCTAACATAGGCTGCACCGACATGACAATCTCTGTTGCTAACAGTTTGAACTGTTGCATTACTGGTACTGTTGCTTGGATCGCATCTTCAAATTTCTTTTGGACATCAGCGCTCTTTTTCATTTCTTGCTGGTTTCTTCTGTAATCTCCAATATTCATCCCAAAAATTCTTTGGGCCTCGTTCATATCATCAATACCAGCGGCAGCGGCAATCGCTTGTTGTTCAAACTTGCTCAGGTCTTTGAAAGCAACGCCTTGTGCTTGAACAGACTCTATCAGCGTCTCGATCCTCTCATCTTCTGACATCATAAGCATTTGTGTTGTAGACAACTGGGTACCTAAGAGAGCATTCATTTTCGCTGCTCCTTCTGCTGCCCCTTGGAATGTGTCAAATTTCTTTGCGATACCCATCAGAGTGCCGGTTTCAACACCAGCAGCCTTAGCGGCTGCGGCAAGGTTAGTAAAGATGTCAATAGATCTATTTCCGTAAACGGCTAGTGTTGGTAGCGCGGCATTGAAATCTTTGGTCATTCTAGCAGAAGAAATACCCAGTTGTGCTCCCATCGTTGCCAATTGTTTTTGAACGTCCTGTGCTTGTTCTGCTGTCATTCCTAGGTTTAGGTTCAAAAACTGAAACGTATCGGATGCTGTTTTCCCATCTACTCCTATTTTATCAAGTTGAGCAGTGGTTGCAACGAGTCCTACTTGAGCGTCTTTGTTCATTTTAGCAAAGTTAGAAGTATTTTCAGCCAAACTAGCGGTTGCTTTACCGGCGTCTGCCATTGATACATTTAATAAGTTCGTTTCCCGTTGGGCTTCAAACATCGCATCGGAAAATTCATACCCAGCACCAGTTGCTTTAGCAAGTTGCGCTCGAGCATCATCGAAATCCTTCATAAGTTTTATTGAATTTTGTATAACCGTTCCGATCAGGTTTTGTAGATTGAAAATACTATTGAAATCTTGTATGAATTGTTTTCTGGCTGCGCTTCCTTCTCTACCAGATTGCGTTAGTGCTTTTGTAACAGATAAAGTTGAGGCTAAAAATGAGTCTTGGAAATCGGTGGCTAGACCTAGCGACCCAGCCATTTTACTCAGCATTTTTTGATTTGTTTTACTATATTTTACTCTCGCTTCTTCTAATGATTTTAGTTCTCGAAATCTTTCTACTTGTTTTTTCAAATCACCGTTCATATCAGAAAGTGATAGGTTTTCCTCATCAAGCAGGGCGTTCATATCCATTTGTTGGCCTGCTTTGACGTCCATCGCTTCCCTTAGTTCTTCATTTTGGGAGAGTATACCCTCTAAAGCCGCTAGTTCGTTTTCTCTCGCTGCGTTTGCGTTTCCTAAAAGAGACGCAGTTTCTGCTAGTAGAGTGTTATACTTTGCTTGTTGCAGTATTTTTCTTTCATTGGCAGCAATAGCGGCCTCTCTACGTGCTTTATCTTCTGGTTTCTCTTCGCCTTCTGGTGCAGACAAATCAGTTTGTTTTCCTTTTTTTCCACCCTTACCGGAACCAAGATTGTCAACTTTTTTTGACAATTCTTTGATTGCGGCAATCAGTTCCTTATCAGCCTCAGATAGTGCCATAATATATTCCTTCCTCTATCAAAAATAAATAGTAGTTAGATAAAAATGCAATTACTTCCGGAAGACTCTACCGTTTCTTTTGGGACTTTTTGAACTCTTTTGCTTCATCATCATATTGTTTTTGAAGTCTTTTGACAAACCAGTCTCGTAAACCAACAGGTAAATTGTAAGCCTCCATGAAACTCCACCCACCAAAGTGTTTTAGTAGAAAAAACTGCTCATAAACTGCTTCCATATATTTATCTGTCAGGCCAAAAAAAGTCCGTTCCAAATGGAACGTCAACCTCCTCTTCGTACCCACAGGATCTACATTTGAAATTTTCTCTAATCTCAATGTTTGGTGTAACCGCTTTTATACACATTTTAAAATGCCTAGAGTCTATAACTGGCATTTGGTCCACATATTGGTCTATAACTTCTCGATTATCATGACCCTCAACAGACAAAATAAGTCTTTTAAATTGATTAGTTAGAAAATTTTCTTCATCAGTACTCTTCATATTTCTAATAAATTCTGATAATATCATTTCGTCTTCACCGTTCATCAGCCTAAAGTGAACCTCAAAACTGGTCAGTGGCATTTTTGTTTTGTAAATACCACCTGACACCTTTTGTATCACCTCTTCGTTCAGTGCGGCTAGATTTCCAACTATTTTTGGACCCCTAAGGTCAAACACTAGAGAGGTCTTCTTGGTGCACTGAGGGCACTTCAATACGGTTTCGTAGTCAAAGCCATACCCGCTTGCTCGAGCGGACACTAAAATAGCATTCTTGTCCCCTATAAGCAATGTTTTGGTATCAATAGACTTATCGATTATTATATTTTCTAAAAATCTCTCTAGAGCAATACCTTTCTTGAGTAAGGTTCTTGATGAAAGGATATCTTCGTCTTTTGCTGTCATAAAACGAATTTCAATTGTGTCTTCGTTGTGTAAAGGATGTCCTTCTGGATATCCCAAACCACTAGAAGGTAGTTCAACAAATTCTGTTGGGGCAACAAAGTTCAAAGGATTGAACTGGGCTGGAGTATCAGAGTGTTCTGGTTTGTGCCCACCCAGCCTATCTTTATTTCTACTCAAATTTCACCTCTATTTCGTTTGTTTTGCATAATCATAGGCGATAATCATTGTTATTTCTACCAAATCATCGTCTGAATACGCCAAAGATCCATAATTTACGGATTTTATCATAGTGTTGAACAATTCCCACTCTTCAACTGCTGCACCGGAACTGTCTAATTGTTGAATCGTCATCACCGTTGCATCAGATCCGTCAAAATTGCTCTTTTTGACACCAGAGATGCCTTCATCTGGTGTTTTATAGTCATTAGCTTGAATAAACCCTTGCAACTGTTTTACTTTGGAATCTCCGATGTCGGCCATAACTATGTTTATGTCATTCCAAGTCAATATGCCGGGATATTCAAACTTTTGGTTTATAATCGTGTATTGAGTGGTACTCACTTCAAAAGATGGTTTATCCAAAGACTTAACCCAGTACCAGTCGCCGCCATTTTCATTGTTACCCAATAGTTTGAATCTAAATTTACGAGTCGGCTCAGCCGTGTTTTCTTTCCAGAAAGCCATTTATGCCTCATTAAGTTGCAGGTGGGAAATAAGTTTGCCCATCAACTTCACAAGTAGCCCAGTCATATTTCAAAGTAACACTTAGTTCTCTCAAGTCGTCGGATGAGTAATCATAAGATCCTAGGTTTGCACCAAGAATGAAGCAATTATTCAATGTCCAAGTTTCTATGATCCCGCCATCTTCGTTCAAAGCAGTAATAACACAGTTTACTTGAGCCGCCTTTATTTTTCCAATTGTAGCAGGGTTGTCGGTTTCACCTTTGATTAGGTAACCAGATTTTTCTAACATGTCGTTAATAATACTAACGGCATCAGGGTCACTTGGATCAACTAGTGTCATTTCTACATCTTCCCAAGTTGTTCTACCGGGAAAATGATACTTGTTATCCAGATAATCATGCTCTACTGAGTTGACTGAAAAATTTGGGATAGCAACTGTTTTAGCCCACCAAAATGCTTGAGAAGGTGAAATACTACCACCATCACTAACTCTTCCAAATTGAACTTGAAAGCGATATTGTCTTTTTGGCGATACTGTGTTTTCTTTCCAAAATGCCATGTTATTGATCTCCTGTTATAATAAATAGTGGCTTACTAAAATTCGACTCCAGATCTTGTAATGATGAAGTCAATTGCGATAAACTCAATAGATCTTGCAGGTTTTACAAAAATCTTAGCGTATAGAATGTTTCGATCAATTAGATCAGGTGTTGTGGTGGTTTCATCGAGAACCAATTTGTACTCAGTGATACCTAGGTCTGCTTGGACAGAAGCAAGAACTTGATTTGCTTGAGCCTTGAAGCGGTTCCAAGTAACTTGGACGTTCTGATCAAACAAGATCGTATCGGCAATAATTCCAATTTGTCTTTTCAGATAAATCATCAATCTACGAACGTTGATTCTGTCCAAAGCAGACGCGTCTTGTTGTAGGGTCTTTTGTCCAAATATAACAGTGTCACCTGTTGAAGGGAACTTAGCGATTGGGTTCACACTTAGTTCGTACAAGGTATCTCTGTCTGCTTTTGTTAGGTGTAAACTAGTACCGATAACAGCAGGGCCCGAGGTACCACCTAGTCTCGCCAAACCACCGCGATTGAACCCCGCTGGGGCAAACCAAGGCTGTGACAAGTTATCGGATTTTGCAATTGCACCAATTGCGGCAACAGAAGGAGGAGCCTCTAAGATAGTGTTACCATCGTTTAGGGTGTCTCTCATTCTGACATTTGGGAAATACGTAGCAGCATAGGAACTATCGATCTGTCTTGTTAATAGTGTCCCTTTCAATGTTGAGATGGACGCTACTTGAGCAGAAGATTCAGTTTCCCATGTGTCTCTGGCTATACCATCGACATCCATAACGGCTAAACAATCACCTCTGTCTTGTGCTATGCCGATCATTTTATCACCAAGCGAACCATTGATAATACCCGGCATAGACATCAATTCACAAGTGATATTCTCTTTGTACCTAACCATTTCAAGTGCCTGATCGATTGTGTTATAAGCATACCCATCAGTTGTTCCATCAGTGATTCTTGTGTCACTAAAAGGATTAGCATAACGAATATCTACACCATCAGCACCACCGAAGAAAGGAGCAGCGAATTGCTTGATTCCTAAATCTAGAGCACCTGATGCGCCAAGATGATAGTTTATACTATCTCCACTGTCAAAAGATCCTGACTCAAAGAAATATGTTGTGGCACCCACTGAGGATGATTTGATATCGTCTAAAGAGAAGACCTGAGCAGAACTCGAGAGTGCATCACTTTCTTCTAAGTGCATTGTGAAATTCTTTCTTTTTCTTGCAATGTCTGCAAAACTACCATCATGATGACGCCTGTTTGCTAAAGCATGCCGCAACCCATACATCGCTGTGGCGCCATAATCAGAGCCAACATTGGTACCCGTGGTTGTTAAACCAAACACAGGCCAATCAAAAGATGCTGTGTAGCCGGCAGGGATCCCATCAAGAAAAACACCTTCTTGATTTCCTTTCATCAATGAATTTCCACCATCAATCCAATCAAATTCAGTAACAGCTGATGCCACATCCGCCATTCCTCCTTTCACTGTAGGAATAGAATCGGCGTCTTTCTTTTGCCCTGCCCATCCGAATGGGGTGTCAAGCTTGTTGGCATCAGATGATACCTCAACCCGAACGTACCCAGATATATTAGGATATTGCCCAGATTGAGTAAACTTTCCTAAAGTTTGGTTCCAAGTTTCAGAAAAGTCACCTATGCGTTTTGATATAAAGTTTGAACTATTAGGGTTCAAATTTACTCCAGTATAAGATTCAACGACGTAATCACGATCAATGGTTACCGCTCTCCTCACGATCTCTAAAGTAAAAGAAGCGTTAGGGTTTAGACCTGAGCCTGTTTTTATATCTTTGATAACACAGTAAAAATCTTTTTGAAATTCTTCACCGCTATTCAAGGCAATCAATCTAAATAATTTCTTTTGTTCAGTATTTACTCCTAGTTTCGGACCAATAAACCAACCTGATTTGGCCTCGACTAAGTCCTGCTCAAAATCATCAGCGGCAATGTTATCAGATCCATCAAGACCTAGAATCCATGCATAAACTTTACCAGTCTCGCTATTCGTAACTTTGCTTTTTAGGTCAACATCAAAAGTCTCTCCTAGGAAATATTTTTTGTTTGTACTAACAGTCTTGTTATAGTTTTTATCATTCTTTATTTTTGTTGGATCAGTGTTTAGGACGTTTCTAATATAATTCGCAGAAGACTCGTTGAAGTTTACATTTGCATATTCAACACTACTACTTCCACCATTCACAACTAGTGTAAGACCATAATCATTAGCGTTAGTCATAACAGCGGTACTCGTAAGTCCGTTTGCATGTTTTAGTTTTGCCGGTTGATTAGACCCGCTTGGTACCGTACCGCTCAGTGCAATTTGTGCTCCATTTGTGTAAAATATTGCCGCAAGAGATGCATTAGCCTGAAAGGGGGTGTTTGCAGAGGTACTGGTATCTTCGTTACCACCTGAAGCAGCCAAGAAGAGACCGAATGCCGCTTTTGTCCCGCTTATACTACCAGCACTATAGGTGGTTCCCATTTTCCAACCTGCAAGATTGGTATTGTCTTTTCCCAAGCCAAGTAATCGAATATATTTTACAGGACCAACACCGGCGGCTAAGTATGCTTGAGCAGCATAAGCAGCGTAGTTTGGAGCAGCAGTGTTACCTTGTCTCCAAGGGTCACTTTGACGGACGCCATCGATTGGTCTTCCAAAGACATCAATAAAGTCACTAAGGTTTTTTATTTTCACCGGCTTCATAGCGGGGCCAGTTCTGGCACGACCAATCAAAATAATACCATCCGCTTCTTGTGCTGGTGGCAATTGGGATTGATCAATCTCTCTTAGTTGAACTCCCGGTGAAACAAAGTCAAATTTAGCAGGCATCTAGTATACTCCTTCAATACATTATTCCTTTTAAATAGTTAGGAAATTACCGAAAGACAAAAATCTATTTGCTTTATTTTTTTACCAAACTTTACTCGTCAATAGAATACCAAGCATCAGATGTCTTCTTTCTGGAGCCGCCTAAGTCAAATTCATCCTCAGGTCTTGTCTCGGTCTCTGTTTCGGTAGTTTCTTGTTCGGATGTATCGTATGTTTGTTGCTCATTTGAAGCCGGTGGGGTATTTGAAGAAACGGTATTTAGACCAACCGCCACATTACGACCTATAACACGCTCTCTAGATACTACTATATCAACTGCATTTTGTTTTCTGATAACAGCAGGGGCATCATCAAAAGTAGTTATATAACCAAGAACTTTTATTTGAACTTTACAGGTGAACATTCTCTCATCGGAACCTAGGGTATTTATATTGTTCTGGACAGAGTAGTCAGATTGAATAAACGCCTCATACTCATAGCCATCATGTCCGATTATAGCAACATTCTTTTCATCAATAACGAAAGCAGGCAGGATTTGATTCATTTGTTGCTGGTATTCAGTCCTTAGGTTTATTTCATACATACAAGTGACATATGTTGGCTTAGGTATCAATATGGTTTCGTATACTATCTTTCTATTTGTAGATGGGCCTGTTTCATCACCTAGGGTCGGTCTTTTGTTCTGGTCTGCATTGGCGAAATTTCTTGTTTTTTCTTGTTTGATTATTTTTGTAATCGCAACTCTACTTCCATCTATAGCAGAATCTGGCGGGTAATAAGATCTATAAGAGCCTCTAAAATCGGTGTCTCGAGACATACTGGTTCGGCTTACGGTCATTAGTGGTAATTTTAGCTTTCCTACGCTATCTCTCAAGTCTTTATTGTTTTTTATTTGATAAGATCTTTCGGCTCCTAACCATATAACAGGAACCTTACTGTAGCCTTGGTTTGTATTTGAATATATATTCAGGGTTTCGTCTACAAATCTCTTGACTGCCATATCAATTGTTTCAAATGTTGAGGCAGAACCTAATATTTTACTCGGCATTGAATAGTCCCTCTCTTGCTCTTATGCATTCCGCTTGTATTTCAAAGCGAGATTCTGGTTGGCCGAATAATAACTTCGGCTCAATCAGTTTTACGATTTCATAAAATATATCACCAAACCTTACAAAGTCTCCTTCCCTTACAAAAAGGTTTTGGTCTTCGGTCAACCTTCGCTTGTGAAAATTTATTTTTATCTTGGTTGCTTTATCTATTGCAAAATTGTCCATATCAGAAGTCTCAACACCTTGGTATTCTACCAAAGCAAAAACCCTGACAGGGTGTAAAAAAGTTTTTTCTATGGCTTCTCCGTACAGAGGGTGATAATCTGTATGGTCGATGTCGATTGGGAAGTATAGAACTTGTTGACCAACAACGCGCTCTATTATTTCGTCATTGACTTGTTTTACTAAATCCTTTTCTTTTTCTCCAAGAAACATTGGAGGTGGTGGCTGGGTTGGTCTTGTCCATTTACTCATTTATTTACCCCACGTATATCTTGAGAGGCGCTTTGGCAACAATCGCGTCTGTGTTTTCTACAAATGCTTTATCTGTTTCTGCTAATTTTGCATACAACATTTCATCAAGTTGCTTGTTCAATTCTTCCCTTAGTGTAGTTTGTTCGGTAGCCGCTTGGCCAAGTAAGTCGGATGCGTTCAACGAAACATTATCGCCGGGAATAGGTATTGATCCTCCAAATTTTCCTCGAATCTGCCCTAGAGTTTCTTTTGACAAAGCCAAAGCAAATTTTCTGATCCACTGCTGCCCCATTGAATTGATGCTGTCAAATGGTAAGTTCTCAAATGGCATATTGTTCACATTATTTACACCGTTTAGCCCAGAGTCATAAGATCCACTGGTATAGGCATTATTATCTTCAATGCTGAACCTGAACCAAAATTTGTTTGGTGTAGCTCCACTGTCAGGGGTGGGATATAATCTAAGTTTATTGTCATTTATCTCATAAGAATAGTGAGAAGTTCTAGTATACAAGTGATCTTCATACTGTATCGCCTGCATCTTATTTTGCCACACGGGAATTATATTGAAACTTGAATCATCAGCATATTGTCCATACGTGTGATAATCGCCAACAACATTCAAACCACCATAATATCCGTAAAATCTCCACATTTGTCTAGGGGTAACATAATATACCTGTCTGATTTTTATTCTTTTATCGCCGACAAGGCCTTCATATGGCACACCACCAGCCACAGCAGATGCGCTTACAATATGTTGTAAATCATAATCTTGCTGTCCGGTAACAGAATCAAAAGAAGCAGAATAGAGAGGCTCGGTTCCACCAACAAGGGCTTCTGATGAAAATTTGTCCGCTACCCTGAAAGCATAATCAAAAACAAACTTAGGATATTTTGTTGATTTATCATCTGTACCGCTTATGTTTCCTTTATGATCAAACGAGCCCGTAGCGGATCCTAAGGCACTCCCTAGGGCGTTTCTCGCTTGATGGAGGTTCACGATATAGGAATACTCTAGCACGGCCTCCTCGTAGTGATTATAGACGTTGTCTGCTGTCAATTCAATATCTAATACATCACCCCCTAATCTTTTATATGTGTAAGCAACCTGTGCTGAAGCACCAGATAAAAATGTATCGGTTGAATAAAAACCAATAGCCAATGAATCAGAAACATCAGACTCTGATCCAGTCGATGGGAGAACAATAGCAGATGTATTTGAACTCGGTGTTAGACTGGGAAACGACATAGAAAACCCTCCGCTAACTCTAATTAGTTGTCATTAATAGAAAACCTCCGATGCAATTTATACACCGGAGGTAGAGTAACACACTCACACATTATTTCTTGGAGGAGATATTTGATTTAGTTGTTTTTTTTGCTTTCATCGTTGTTTTACGAGGAGCGCGTTTTTTCGTTGTTTTCTTTACCTGAGCCTTTGGTGCCTCTTTCTTGACTTCAACCGGTTCGGCTTCTGTCTCAAATTTTGGCTCCTCGAGAACAACTGGTTCTTCTACAGCCGGCTCAGGAATTTTAGTTTTTAATTCTTCAATTTTTTGTGAATTACTCACAACAG